ACAAATTCAAATTTAGGCATTCCATCCAAGGACAAATCAGTGTTAAAATAACTACTTAGATCTTTATTATTAGTAATAACTGATGAAGAGGTTGATCCTGGAGTATATGGAGTGAAACCAGGCTTCACACCTTCTGGAAGATAAGTAGTATGTTGATTTATATCTTTCATCACTACCTCCCAATTGGATAGATTATCTAAATCAATAGGTATCTCTCTTCCACCAAAACCAAAGATATTCTGATCTACCCATGTTGTACCCTCATGTGCAGCAATGGCACGATTCATCCACCCTCCTGACATATTGCCAGAAATAATACCACCAGTTTGTTCTGAAAAATAATCTTTCTGACCAAATCTAGTCAAAATCTCTAGCATTTTCTTCCTATCACCACCAGCTTCCATAAGTGCTTTGGCAGCTTTAGGATCTAAACCCATTTCTTTTGCTGCAAGATCATATGTTGCCATTATAAAAGGTCTAACAGTTGTCTCATCAGCATGACCTTCTAGTGTTACAATAGTATTGTTAGTTTGATCTAATAAAACTTTTAAACTTGCTAATTCTGTAGTTAACTTACCAGCCTCTTCTGGTTTAGCAGTTTTAAGTTTAGTTGATATCTCTTTTATCCTATCATTAATCTGAACCCATTTACTAAGTTCTTGATAATATCTTGCAACATAAGCAGTAGCAGGACTGCTATATAAACCTTCTTTAATAGCCATATGCAACACTGCTTCTTCTTTGCTAATTACTCCTTGTGCTATCAATTCAGGAAATTCTTTCCACTGTGCAGAATCAAATAAGTGTCCGTCAATCTGAACAGACTTTCTTACTTTATTCTCTAGTAAAAGAAATCTTGCTAAAGCATCCGTTGAACCAGTAGGATTTACACTACCAAGATTAAGATTAGTCTCGGAAGAACTAGTTGGACTGAAACCTATATTAGTTTCAGATAAAACACCACTCTCAGATTGAATTAATGCTTCTCTAACTACTTGATCATCTTCATGTTTATTTCTTATAAGAGTTTTTTCTGTCTCACTTACTGGACCACTAAGTTCTCTCTGAATTAATAATTGTTCTAATTTTTGCCTATCATTTTTTGCCATCTCTCTATTTCTAGCCCATACTGCAATCGCAGTAATAACAGCACCAATAGCTAACCAAGCAACAGGATTACCAAGCAAACTAAGTACAGATGATAGACCACCTCCACCTGTTATTGCACCCATCAATCCACCCATAGCAGTACTCAATAGTACTGTACCCACTTGTTGTGCTACAAAAACTCCAGCAAGAATACCAAGACCTGCTTTAATTTGACCAGCAGCTTCTTCTAGTTTTTCTTTATCACCATCTTTCCACCCCTCATATAAATCACCAAACTTATCAATAAACCATCCACCAACAAGAGCACCTAATGCATCAAAGAATCTTTCAAATACACTCTTAACCCCTTCAGTTGCTTTTTCAACTGGTTTTAAAAGATTCTTCTTTGCATCTAATTCAAGGAAACTCTCTGCCCTTTCTTTCTTCTGAAGATCTAATTTTTCCTTAGCATCTGCTGCTTGATCTCTTGCTTGCTGTTTTTGTAAAGCACTATCAGCAGTTATTGCTTCTTGTATATTAATTAAATTTCTATTAATCGCAAGAATAGATTCATTTATACCTTTAAATATCTCTTTGGTAACACCAGCACCTTCTAAAGCACTAATTCGACTAGCATTGGAACTAGCAACACCAGCAGTGCCAGATAATTCTCTTGATGTTGCTAATCCTAAAAATGCCATTACTGCTTCTGTTGTGCTTTGAGATTTTCCTCCTCAATATATTGTCTCAATAATGTAATGTATATTTCCCGTTCCCACGGGATCATATTCTCAATATCACTTAATGAGTATTTATGATGCTGCATCAAGGCAAAATTCGTTTTATAATACGAAAAAAGATCCTCATGCAACATCGCTAGTTGAAAAAAGCTGCTAAACCCTCCAACGGAATTTCACACTCTTTTTTAGTATTAGGATTTGTAACCTTAATTGTGTGAGTCAACTTAGGCATAGTAGTAAAGAATTTTTCAATCTCTTTAAACTTCTTAGATCCTAATTGTTCTAAAAAGTCCTTCATTTCTTTCTTAGTATAATCTGCAGTAGTCCAAGTTTCCTCTTCACTATAGATTGTATCTACACAATCTGCAATCATATCAAATGACTGATCAAACCCAACATCCTTTAAACTAAAATTCTCTTTAATAAACTGATCTAATGAAGGATACTTCATCCTCAATGTCAAAGTATCATCCAATTTAATATCTTTATTATGATCAGGATTCTCAACTACTTGAATATCATCAAGAGCAACAGTTACTGGAACTTGTGTTTCTCCATCATCAGGACAAGTAACTTTAATATCTACAGTCTCACCAACAGATTTACCTCTAACATTAAGAAATAGATATTCAATATCAAATGTAGACAATTTATCAACCTTAAAACCTCTAGTAAGAATACAATTACTTAGAACTTGTTTAATTGCATTTGCAATATCCTTAAGATCATTACTCTCCATAGCAATGACAAGAATCTTTTCTTCTTTAACTAAAAAAGGTCTATATTTTATTTTCTTCCCAGAAGAAGGGATCACCAATTCATAATGTGGTGCAGTAATCTTAGGTAATGGCATCAGTTTTTTCCTTTAATTATACCACATATGTAAGCCAATGTGGATTTGAGTGCGTTGCCATCCAACTCTTCAAACATAAACATATTCAAACGAAATGCATAGTTTGCCTCAGAGACAATAGCAGAAACCTGTGATGATGTTACAGGCAGTTTATTTAGGGTAGCACGATAGTTATTTTTAAACTCCTTCTTGTTCTCTATGTCAGGGAACTCATAGAAATCTAAACCACCATCATTTAACTTGAGTGAGTTCTTAGCAATATTTCTAAGTATCTGACCTCCAGATAAATCACCAAGATAACGAGTATAATGGTGACCTACCAGAAGTTCAGTATCATCATGTGCTACCTCACGAATACGATTAACATACTGTTGACATGCTTCTGAAGGATAGATAGTATTTCTCCAATCGTTACCAAAAAAATACTCACAGTCTTTTGATAGACCACGCTGTCTATAAAGTTCTTTCATATTCAATGGTCCTACAATAGGATCATCTTTCAATCTTAGAACTTCTACTTCTAAAGCCTGATAAATGAAATAGTAGTTGGCAACAAGTTGCCTATACTTTTCTTTATTAACTACTCCACGCAAAAATGATGAGACAAACTTAGTATTCTCTGCAGCAGAGTGTGATTGTTTAGTCCCTTCTTTTAAATCTTGTGCTAATCCCATACTAAAACTCCATCATGTATATTATACCATAATTTATGCAATATCACTTATATAACTATCTGCAGGGAAATCTCCTAGACTATTATCTGGTACAAATCTCTTTGCCCTTTCTCTATCAAATTCTTCCTGAGTAAGTGTAAAACCAGTTCTCTCAAGACCATCTAATTTGTAAATAGTCTTTTCTTCATCTACTTTATTTTCATTACCCAATACACTTGGTAGTTGAATTCTAGGATGAGTTATATTTTCACTCTTACGATTAAGAGAATTAATAGAACCAAAGTAATATCTATCATAAGCAAATGTCACTTGTACCTCCAACACCTGTGCTTCTGCATATGAGACAGGCATAGATGCTACATTAATGGGGAAACAATTTAGAAAAGTATATTCTACATTTCTAAAATGATCTTTATTAAATTTTTGTATTCTTATAGTATCTACCTTATAATCTTTTGGATATCTCATTCTATGATAATAATTTATATTATGTCTAGCATTTCCTGGATCATCATCAGATCCAGATGCTATAAAGTCATGCCACAATTCAAAAAATTCTAAACTTCTATAATCACTATCAACATAGAATGTCATAGTGGTATCAGTAAATATTCTAGTATGAGCCATCTTCTCTATAACTCCCATCCTATTACCTTCTATTTGCGATGTAGCAAAAGAAGTTGCAGGTAACTCTGCACTATTACATAGCAAACCAAGATCTCTACCAATAAAGTAATTGGTTAATCTGGGTTGTCTATTGGTCATATGAGTTCTAAGACCCTGCAATCTTCCAAATCCACTAAAGAACACCTCATAATGGTTCGTAGTAGCAACTCTCTGGAATAAACTACGAATTTGTTCAGTTTTCTTTACTCTTGGATAGACTGGCACAATAAATACCTAACGGGATCTTATACGATATATGGCTCGTTCAGGAAGATTTAGACCTTCTAATATAACAAAGTATAGAGGGGACTATCGTAATATTATTTATCGCAGTTCTTGGGAAAAAGTCTTTATGTCATATTGTGATAAGAATGATAACATTATTGAATGGGGAAGTGAAGAGGTTATTATCCCTTACAGATCACCCCTTGACAATAGATTACATAGATATTTTCCTGACTTTTATGTTAAAGTAAAAGATAATTCAGGAGTACCTAAGAAATATATTATTGAAATAAAACCTAAAAGACAATGCACTGAACCAAAAATTCAGAAGACTAAAAATAGAAAATATGTAAGAGAAGTGATGGAGTATGCTAAGAATCAAGCAAAATGGGGTGCAGCAAAAGAATTCTGTAAGGACAGAATGATGGAGTTTAAAATACTAACGGAGGATAACTTAGGTGTCTAGACTACAGCCAATTGTAGATGACTTTGTTGGGACAGAAGATCCCGAAGATACAATGCTGGAAGTTTTAGATGCTTTACAAGATACTAAAGTTATCTTACCAGAAGAAGGTGGATTCTATACATTTGTATATCTACCAAAGACTCCTATGATTGAATATGATGAATTTCCTTTAATAGCATGTATGGAATTGAAACAGTGGGGTATTAGAGGATTCAGTTATCATTGGAATAAAATGAGAAATTATACATGGAATGAAGTGATCGGAGAGTTTCATGAACTATCGGTTGCTGAACTAGAACATGCTAGATCACTGTCATATGCGAAATTCAAGCTAAATACATAAAAAGAGTCTATAAATGGCTTTAACTAAAGGGGTTGACGCACAATTAAGATATCCGTATGATCTTCATTCGAGAGGATCAGACTACTTTTTAATTGAAGTATTAGAATATAAAGCACATTCAGGTGGTTTTGAAGGTGGATTTAAAGATGGTGATAACTTTGATTCATCAACCTTATTTAAAGATGGAAATTATGCCAATGCAATGGCTACCGCAAGTGACAAATATGGTAGTCAAAAAGCTGTGCATTCTATTATATTACCAATACCACAAGATATACAAGATAATAATGGGGTAAATTGGGGTGAGGATAAATTAAATGATTTTGCAGGAATGGCTGCAGAATTTGGTAAAGAAATAATGGAAGGAA